AATCTGGCAGGGTAGAAGTATCGGTATCGTCCATACTAGGCATATTGTATTCATTTCCCGTTTGCATTCCGATTGTAGTGCTGTTGTAATTGTTATTGTCGAAAGCAGACAAGCCACCGGTATTACTATCGGCTTGCCATGTATAGCCGCTACTATCAGGTCCGGTGAAACCTCCGCTGGGGGCATTGGAGTAATCAAATTCAGATAGGCCGGTTTGTGTACCGCTAAATTGGTATGTTCCAGTGGTATCACTTGGTATTGAAGTAGTACCACCATTTATCATATTATCACCATTGAGGCTGTCAGTATTTGAAGGCATAATCAAATCGGAGCCGGGTGTCTGATTATAGACATTGGAATATTGGTTTGTTCCTGGGCCATAGTTATTGCCAATACCCGCTGAATAGTAGGGATTAGTTCCGGGGGCATTGTAGAAAGTAGCGTTTCCGGGGTCGCCGTAATCTGTAAAATTACCATTCAATAAACCCGCCGCTAAACTATCTGAATAAGGGGTAGTTTGACCTAAAGCGTTAGGATATGCTGAAAACTGTCCCGGGGCTGTTGCTGCGCCGTATGCGCTCATACCATAACCGGGGCCGGTATAGTTGGAAGCGCCTATCGTTCGATTATAGATTGTTGATGCAACGCCAAATTGATCGTTTGGATTGCTCGCTTCGCCAGCTATAATACCAGACAATATTGAGAGTTGACTCATTCTTTGCGAACCCTAAAATATTCACATTTGTCACACATTTCTACCTCCCGTACTTGATCCGCCTGATATACGCTGAGAAGCTCTATTTTTGCTTCTAATCTGGCCAAGCGTTCACCTATGATAACTAACCTGTTACCATTCCATGCGAGATAAGCCACAATAATTGCAGCTATTGATAACCATCCCGCAATTAGATCTTCTGCCCCCGTCAATGCTAGTGATCCTTCTATTTTCCCTATCACTGATTGACCAACTGAGATTTGACAACAATTTTAGTCAAGGGTACAGATGGTCCTCTAGTTTTATGGAAAGGACGTTGACCAATCATTCCCATATTGTTAGAAGGTATTGGAGTAGGTTGCCCAAGTTGAAATGGCCTTAATCCCGGAAAGTTAAGCTGCACAATAGGTAGATAGCCGGACCCTCCCAATGTGGGAGGGGCTGACGTAACTCCGGTACCTGTACCCTGTTTAGGGGGCAATCCGCTAGTTACAGAAGGGGTTGAATGACGGCCAAAGAAAGCCATTATCTAAGCTCCATAGGTGTTATACTGCGAAGCATCGACGCTAACAGCACCATTGATCGTAGTTGAAGGCGAAACGTTTGGCAAGACGTTACCAATCGGAATATTGAACAGGTACGGGGTTTGTGCAACGTATATTGCGGGTCCATTGTTAAATAATGAAGTAGAGCCACCGGCTATTACTTCAGTCGTAATCATATCATTAGTCATTGCGGCTCTATCGGCTGTTGCAGTAGTTTTCCCTACCGTGCTATTAACGGTAGCGGCAGACTTATAAGCAAATACAAGTACACCCGCAAGAGCTAAGACGGCTACAGCAGCTAACACGCCTTCTTTATCCATAGTCTAAACTCCGGTAAATGGTTTAGCCGCCTCAGGCGTGCCGGGTATTGCGTAAGCGCCTGTTCTAGGAATATTCAGAGTCTGCGCTAAGTTCTCCGCTTCGGACTGTGATGCAAGGGTTGGCGATCCCGCTGCAACTAAAGCTTGATAGTAAGATAATTCAGATTGTGGAGCGCTTGGATTTGTCCCTAACCATCCAACTATTGTGTTAGCTAAATTTTCGGGTGTACCAGCCGCTTCCATTTGCGCAACGGTAGCGTGGCCTATCGGATACGGATAAGTAGCCGCTGGGGGTGTGACTGTAGGAGGGGGTGTATTTGTTGGAGTAGATATAATACTGTTGATAAGATTTTGTAACTGAGTATTTGTGTTTTCATACATAGACGAAAACGTATCAGTATCTTGCTGTTGTACCTGCGAACCGGTATCGGTTGGTGTAGGCGTAACGGTAGGAATAGTTACGGGTGGAATAGTAATTTGCGGTAATGTTTGTGGTGCCGGTGGAGTAACAGTAGCTCCACTGCTAGAGGAAGACCCACTACTAGAAACACCCATATCACTTAAAACGTCATTAGGGCTTAGACCCTGAGGCTGTTGTGCTGCGGCTGCGGCTGCGGCTGCTTGGTTTTGTAGCGAATAGTAATAATAGATTACAGCCGCTAAAGCTCCGACAGCTAGGACTATGATGGTTATTAAGGTTTGGTGCTGTTTCAGCCACCCTTCTACTTCTTCTACTTCTGCCATTTAAGCATTTCCTTATACAGCCGCGCCAGCACCAATAATACCACTGATACCGCCAAGCCCGGCTGTATTATTTGATCCGGGTGTCTGCGATTGTAAATAATTATCCGTTATCAAATCAGCAATCACCCGCTCGTTACTATACATTTGGTTATTCTCTTGCGTCAGGATAGCAGTATTTGTAGCAAGTTGTGTTGCATTGTTAGTTGAATTCTCTTGCACAAGAGCGGATGTATTAAACTCTTGGGCATTAAGAGCAGCTTGGTTCATGCTTACTTGTGCGGCTGTACCTGCCAGTGATGCCTCAGTTTCCAAATATGAGATATATTCGTTTTGATTTTGGTTAGCCGTAATTTGATTGTTTGCCACATTTTCTTGTGCTTGCGTATAGAGATTTGAGCTACCCGCTGAAAGTGAGGCAATTGAGGTATTGGCATTAGCTTGAATTTGCGCAATATCTTGCTGGGAGGCATAATAATTTGTAGCTGTACTAGCCTGTTGGGCGGCTAGATAGTCAGCAGATTGATATTGCGCATTGGCCATGGCAAGCTGAGTAGCAGCCTGAGTTTGATCGCTGGAATCTGAGGACGTAGTGGCGGCTGGGGTAGCACTTTGACTAGAAAAAATCCAATAGAGAAGTATCAAGCCAATTACAACGCCCCCGGCTATCATGTATGGGTGCTGCTTGAGGTTTTCCCAAAACTTTTCCATGAGCTAACCCCTAACTGTAAATATCAAACCCGCTGCCGGGGCCATCCGGGTCCAATAAAGGCTGAGCAATGATTTGCCCCGGAATAAGTCCCCCAATTGAGGTAACTGGCGCGGTTTGAAAGAATGCAAGCGGCTGTGAACCAAGTGGCCTTGTAGGATGACGCGCAACCATCCATGGTCCACAAACGTTTTGCAGCGGTAAGCCATAATTGGCATACGCAAAATCAAGCGCACCACCAATATCCGGCTGAGCACGCAAGATATAGTGTAATTGCCATTGCTGATTTTGGCTTTCGTCAAAACCGCTAGTAACGCTAGCCGGATGAACCTTATAGCGAGTATTACCGTTATGAGAACCCGGAGGATTAGGCTTTTCATTATTTTGGTAATACTGAGGGTTTGGCCCAAATTGGTTAATGGACCTAGAGCGGCTAAATAGCCTCATTGCATTACCCCTATTGGAAAGAAGGAAGTCCGGTAAGTCCTGACGATGGATAAGATAAGTCAGGGGTATAGCTTGCACCTGTAACCGGAGCTTCAGCAATGCCAAGAGCATTGGAGAAAGCAGATCCAAAAGCCTGAATAACGCCAGTGGTATTGCTTTTCTGCGAAACGAGTACAGCTAGGATAGCCACGCCAACAATAGCTGTAGCAATCGTAACAACAGCTTCAATTGCAGTATTGCCCATAAGACTTACTCCTTAAGATCCGGTTGATCCACTTGAACCGGGATAAGACAAATCATAGGTAGTCGAAGCTCCCGTTACTGGCGAAGTTGCCACGCCAAGAGCATTGGAGAAAGCAGACCCAAAAGATTGGATAACCCCGGACGTGTTAGCTTGCTTCGAAACCAACGTTGCTACTACGGCCACAACCACGATTGCAAGGGCAATAGTAACCATTGCTTCAACGGTGCTATTCATTAATGTGCTCCAATAATGCTTGTGACTGCCGGTACCAGAACATTTGAGCTAGGCGCACTAGTACCACCAACTTGCACCGGTACAGCCGCAAGCGGGGTAGCTGACGCCTGAGGTTGTGGACCCTTTGCCAATGCGTTTTCGATATCTTGAACGATCACAGTACCAAACCCTTTTTGTCCTACAACCATTACAATAACAATTAGGGCCATAAAAGCATCCGCTGTCTTCTTGAACTCAGGAATGTAACCAATAAGCCCAACGATAAGAAGGGCCAATATCCAAACTATGAAAGAAGGCTGATAACCTGAAATAGCACCCGTGCTGACATTGTAACTTGAGCCTGTATTGTTGGAAACAAACAAATCTTGATATAGTTGTGAACCAAGAGCCTTTAACGTTCCATTGAGGGCAGAAACAAAAAGGCCAATTCCAATAGTAATCAAAGCATAGGGCATTTACTTACCTCCGGTATAGGGTTGCCCAAAACCTTGAAAGTTAGATAAGCTCATACCGCTAAAAGGATTGTATGCCGGTCCCGGATTTAATATTTCAGTACCACCCGAACCTTGCACAATACCGGTTGCCCCGGGTGACAATGTTGTAACGCCCGGTATACCTACTGTTGTGCCTACTGGCGTTCCTGACACTGTACCTCCACCCCAAGTATTATTAACAGGTGTAGAAGCTCCGGGTGAAAAGAACCCCATGTAGATAGTTAATTCACCCTTCAACGTTATATAGATCAAGAACGCAATCATAATCATTGCGAAAATGATAAAGTCTTGTGGTATCCCTATTGTTGAAGGGTGTGGAATGGGAGTGCGAAGTTGCATTCAAAGGCCAACAGCATTAGCCACTTGAGGGAATTTCACGCCCAAAATGTAGCCGATTATCAAGATGATAACCAAAAGTAAAGTCTTGTTCATTTCTTCGCAACCTTTCTTTTTGAACGACCACTACTCAATTTCTTGATAGCAGCCTTATGCTCAGCAATTTGCTTGTCCTTTTCAGCTTTCGCCTTAAGGACAGCAACTTTCTTTTCTAGGGCAGCAAGAGATTGCATCACTTAAAGCTCGTCAATACCTTTGATAACGTGTCTCAGAATGAATGACCACAGGACAGCTATCGCAATCACTAGGCCAAACATTAGAAACCAATGAAATGCGTCCATATCTACGCTAAAGGGCTGGGCAAGCCACGCCCTAAAGTTATCCCATAGGTTGCTCATTACTGGCCCCCGAAATTAGCCGCGCTGCCAGCAAGTCATTTGACCGTAACCGGTGGGAGCGGCTCCGGTGAATGCAGCCTGAATAACCGTATACAGGGTCTGAGCGCCACCGGTAAGATTATCGTAATTGTAGGTAGCGGACGTAACCCCTCCGGGAATAGTGCCAGAAGAAGCTGACGTGGCATAACCGTTAGCCGGGGCTGTCGGAAGCGTTGCGGATGTGGTGTTAAAAGCTACAGTTGAAGCAGTCAACGTAGTGCCTGCGGCTGTAGTGACGACAGATGCCTGACAAGACCAATGCCCCGGAGGTACAGAAAGCGAAGTCAGGTTGTAAGGAGTAGCTGTAGTCGCATAGGTAACAGCACTACCTGACAAAATGGTTGAAGTTAGCGAATAACCCACCTGTCCATACTGCAAAGCAACCTGAGCATTAGCGGCCTCCGCAATACCAAGAGCAAGTACGGAAGCGAGTAGAATTTTCTTGAGGTTCATATTCTATTTTCCTTCTGAGTTATACCCCTTGACGTATTGGGGAGGACAACACGTCAAGGGGTGGCTACAAGTAAGGGGTTGACTTGCAGCCTATTAGTTGCCGGGAATAGACCCAGCAGTGATAACCTGATTAGCGATACCAATACCCTCAAACCCAAGCAACAGGTTTGCGCCAGCGTTCACTGTACCGGTTGGTCTTACAGTAAATTGCATGTTTCCGAAATTATTGGTATTGATAGGCTTGTCTCGGAAGTCAAACAAGTATGTTCCAAGAGGCCAATCATTCTTCAACGTGACGCGGGTTCGCAAAGCTGCCATTCTAGGGTCAAACTGCCAAATATTCGTCAAGTTGGCAGTCTGAAGCTGGAATAACGAAATATCGGTACCGGCTGTCACGGTACCCGCATTGTCATAAATCATGGCAAGCGACTGCCAAGCGCGGAAATTAGGAAATGGGATAGGGAAGTCTTGCCCCGTAGTCAAACCCGTAAGCGATGTATTTGTCAGAAGATACATCTTTGATAAATCTTGTGCTGGCAGCACCGGACCCTGACTTGTAAAGGGCAATTGGTCAAGATAGTTCTGATGAACCGTTACAACCATCGTAGTAATGGTACCCAGTGTCGTCGAATTGGATTTATAGACACCTGTAGTAACGTCAGTCACAGAAGAAGCCTGAAAGAAGTTAGGATTGACTGTAAACTGTAGGTTCATAGTTGCAGAAACAACAGAGGTATAGATTGCGCCTCGCAAATCAACGTCATTATAGGCGCATGGTACTTCGTAAATCATATTGATTACGCCAGTACCATTGGTAAAGCCCGATGCTGCGGAAATAACCTGAAAATTAGTTTTAGCATTCATGGGACTGTCGTTAGTGTAGCAAGTACCCCAAATTCCGGGGTTAGGCTGAAAAGAAGCCATTCCGCCGGCGGCTAGACCACAGAAAAACCCTTGCTTATAACAAGACAACATCCACAGATGCCAACCCGTAGTATTGATCCGGGTATAGTTAGCCAGATCATTCAACGTAATATTAGAAAGAATGTTAGCTGGGCCAAGCTGCGGATTTAGCGTTTCAGTTTCAGTAGTAGCCGTAATCGTCAACTGTAGTTCAATCCAAAACTTTTTCGTGAAGCCAACCTGTCGCACCGGAATATTATACACGGTACCCGCTGTAACACCTGAAAAAGTATTGGAATAGATAGGCTGCCACATATTGAGGGCTTGCTGCAAGACAGCAACTCGCGCAGACATATTCTGTTGCTGAGCTTGCTGCGCCATCTGAGCGGCTGACATTTGAACTG